ATTTGTCTAAATCAATCTGTAATGGTAATTCATTGTAGACGGTCACTCCCTGAGAGTTATCGTGACCCAATTGAAGCAAAGCTTTAACCCTTGTATCAGCTTTTATCATTTCTACAACAGACTCAGCCTGTTGTTTTACATTAGAATCAATAACAGTTTTACCATCTTTCTTTTTCAAGAATTCAAAGTACTCCTTGTTATTATCAGTGAGCATTTTATCTAATCTCTTAGAGTCACCTGTTTTACTTGTGTCTTTCTTATCATCAGCAAGATTCTGATAAAGATTGTTTACAAGTAACTGATTAAGAATTTCTTGTGGAAAGTCTACTAGCTCCAGAGATGTATTCTGCATAGGTAAGTAGTGATTATTAAAGATGTGATCAATAATAATCCTATTACTGTCTGTAGGAATCTTACCTGGCAACTCAATGAATTCATCATTAAATCTTTCAGGTTCTAATAATAAACAATGTGTAGCTCTACCTGCAACTAAATGTGAGTCTACACTATCTTCTCTTTGTCTGAGTATATAGTGAGAATAAAATAGTCTCGGTGAGTACAGTAGTTTACTTATTCCAGAGTAGCTGAAGTAGAACTTCTCACTATAGAATCTTTCAATTTCTTCATCAGAAATTAAGGAAGTTGTTGTTGATATGCTCATTGGTTATTTCTGTTTCATTAATGACTGGTGTGTAATCTTCTTTTAAAGTTAGTGAAAGCTCATGATTTATCAACGCATCTAACTCTGGATTTAAGCATACTGTCTTTACAATAAAGTATTTAGAATATGCTTCTGTTGGTATACTTGCTCCAAACTTATTAAGTAAAAACTGCATGTTTTCTACTGTGACAGCATTTTTATTCTTAAGAATCTCAATACATTGATCTCTACCAATACTCATACCACGAGTTGTTAAACCCATAAAGTTTAATAAAGTTTTAAAGTTTACATGGTTCTTACTTGGCATGTCATAGAATTTATGACCAAAGTCATGGAACAAAACAGTAAGATAAAGTATACTTTCTTTAAAGTTACAGTTAGACATGATCTCCATAGCTACAACAGTATTATCTTTATCTGAACTAGAGAGCATTGTATTTAAAGTCTCATACATGTTTTCATCCAGAGTCACAGCATCAGAACCATTTATATAAGGCATAAGAGACTGATCATCATATAGATTAAGTTTTACTACACTACTATATATATTCTCATGATCAGGATTTACCTTTATATAGCTTCTACTAGACCCTGGAACTTCACCATTTTTAAGTGAATAGCTAAGATCATCATCAGTTATAAATCTTATGGTTGCAAAATCTTTTATAAGAACATTCTCATTAGTATAGAACTCAAGTGCATCTTTGACTTTATCATAATAGAACTTATTTATACCACCATTTTCATAAGCAGCTTCAATAAACTTTAAGAAAGACTCTGTTTTGCAATCATACATCCAACTTCCATAAGTCATACTAGAAAAAGTTGCAGAGCCACAGAATATATGTGTAGCCTTTTCCATATCTCTTACATTTGCAATCTTATACTGAGAGTATAAATCTTTCAGTTTTATTCTTGGAATAACTACTCCCGGTAAGAAATAAAACTTATCTCCATTACTTGGAGTATAAGTGTGAGAAATGTTAGGTACATGTACAGTAAATTCATCTCTAAGACAACAATGAACTGTGTCTATGGATACTTCAAAGTTTGCATCAGAATCTTTATGTATTACTACATCATTGTCTAAACTAAACATTAAGTGTTGTTTGATCATATTTTAATTAAGTTAAATAGTCTAAGACAGCTTTGATACTGTCTTAGACCAGAGTTGATATTAAATAAACTTTGTACAGGTTGTAAAACAAGTTAGATTGTCTTATTTTACAGTCATCTTGACTACGTTGGCATTCATCATTAGTTTAGCAAACTTAACCTTGTTTCCATTTACAATCTCTTTTACCATGTAATACTTGAGATCATCTGTAAAAGAGTCACAGTCAGTTAGTAATTTAACTAGTCTTGTGACCATAGCATCTGGAACTGATTTAGTCTCAGCATGAGTTAGACAATAGTTAATCAAACGAGTTGCAATTACACTAGAGATATCAGCTCTAAAGTTATCACCTTGTCCTACTGCTGAGTTAAGTGCCCCAACTACATAAGACTCACTACCATTAGTCATGATATCTTCAGGAGATATAATCTTATCCAACTTGTTATTGATAAATGAAGTAAACAAGCTAGATACTTCTGCTCCTACTGAACCCTCACCAATCATTTGAATGATAGGTAAGCTTTCTTCAAACTTTGCAATAGAGCTGATAGAGTTAAAGAAAGTAGTAATAGATCTTGGATTAACAGATTTAGATATAACCTCTGGGTTCATCAATAAAAAGTTAATACATCTACCATCAATACTAGCTGTCTCAGCCCACTTAGCCCAGACCTTCTCATCAAACTTAGCTTCAACAGAAATAAATCTGGTCTTCTGAGCAATGTCAAGACTCGTTACGTTATAGTCACCATTATCCGGATTAGTAGTCAAAACAATATGCCAGTTCTTAGGTAGCTTCCAAGAAATATATTCTTGTCTATCAATCAACTCCATAGTAGCTTGCATAAATCTTTGATCAGCACGAGTATAATCATCCAGGATCAAGAAACCACCTTCTTGTTGTCCTTGTATCCATTCCGGAGCAGCATGAGACATTCTACTTTGACTAGTAGGTCTATAACCACCTTTTACATAAGTCTCAAGTAGAGATTCTTGTACCCATTTCTTAACTCCTTCTTTGTTTTCTACTTGGAATTCTTTGAATGGAAAACCAACCAAATCACCTAGCTCCTCAATCTGACTCAAGTTAAGCTTAATTACAGCCATATTCATCTCTTTAGCAAGTTGCATTAGAGATGAAGTCTTACCCAAACCAGCTTCACCCTCAATATTTACAGCTACAGGAACTTTACCCTCAGCTTGAATGTACTGGTTATTCTTAACCATGTGACCTAAAAAGTCTTTTAACTCTTCAATGTTTAATTTTACTTGGCTCATAATTTTTAGTTTTCTTCAATTAATTCTTCAATATCATTCATACACATACCAACTTCATGGTATTCAGGACTTCCCTCTTCTATCTCACTGATACACAGAGAGTAAAAGTCCATTATCTCATCCTTTAGTTTAGGATGTTCATCTACTTTTTCTGCAATAAACTTTTTTAGATATTCTAGTGTTAGCATATTATAACTCTAATCTTATTACATTACCTGGTAAACTATCATTCATACTAGACTCTTCAGACAGCACCCATAGTACAGGAGCTTTAGGTTTTACATCAGCATCACATTCACCGTCAGTGAAATAAACTAAGCTTGTATACTTCTTGAGATTTTGATTAAAATATTCTAGGACAGGGTCAAACTCAGTTCCACCTCTACCATGTACTTTCAATTCATACTTGCCAGTATATGGCTCTATAGATCTAATTGTAGTATCACATTGAATAATAGTAATATCTACACCACACTTATAGATATGATTAATCTCATTCATAAACTCTTTGAGTTCATCATCACTCACAGATCCTGAAGTATCTATGGCCAGCAACATATGCTGTCTCATCTTAATCTTCAGACCTGGATTGTCAGAATATCTTCTGTTTTCTTTTCTTCTAAGTTTCTTAGTAAAAATCTTAGTAGAAGCTCCAGTAAATCTTCTTACATACTGTCTCCAGTTAAACTTGGCTTTCTCTATCTTACTTATCTCAAGTAAGTGATTTTCAATATGACCGGGTACAGTACCTCTTTTCTTAATAGTTTGCTCAGAAGCTTCATTGAGAATTCTATCAAGCTGTTGTTGTACAATCTTCTTTTCAGCTTCAGACATATTCTCAAACTCTTCCCAAGTAGTGTGGTCAGGAATACCAGAGTTATCTCCCGCATCCATTTGATCACACAACTTATCAAAGTTAGAATCACCAGAAGTACCAGTTTTGTCCTTCTTATCTTTAGCTTCCTTGAGCATGTTATAATAATATCTACAACCAGCTTTTCTATCTAGATTTAGATCAGCATATTCATCTATATTAACACCACCTTCTGGTAGAAAGTCAGGGTCAATATATTGATTGATCTCCATATCCATTGCTATGTTAGCAAGTCTTTTATCCGGAAAATCAAAATACATAGATAGATGAAAATATGCAATATGCAGTAGCTCATGTTTCAGAAGACCAACTCTGTGATTCTCACTTAGAGAAGCCCAGAAGTCTTCATTAATAGCAAGTTGATAGTTAATACCATTCTTGCTTACGCCAGCTGTAGGAACTCTAGGAGTCCATACTTTATTCAACATAATAAGAAAGAACCCATAGAAGGGCTCTTTCCACATTAGTTCTTTACTGGCTTTACCAAGTGAATCTTCTCTATTCATCTTTTAACTTTAAAGTAAATTCCATTTTATCTAATGGGTAACCCATTGTGCTTAGCATAGTTGCTAAGTCTTTTACATGTCTTTCCAAAAACAATTCAATGACATCTTTGTCACATTCGTTTTTAATCATTACTGATAAACCTTTAGCATATGTCAAAGGCTCATTCATGTTAATATACTTTTCCAGAATCATATACAATGGTTTACAGTTTGTTTCCCATTCAGTCTTGTCATACTTACCATACTTGTAGAAGTATATAAGATATCCAAGATTATCATTCTCAAAATCATATTGCTCCAATGCTTTAAATGCAATGTATCCATTGTCTGAATCTGTAGACTCAAACATTCTCATTATATTATCAGCTTCAGTTTTGGTTATCTTCATCAGTCTTCAATTTTAGAATCTTAAAATCATTTTGTAGTGCTCTAAAGCTTCCTCGTATGAAGTTGCCCATATTCTGTAACCATCAATTACAAATAGTTGTTTTTCCATCAGTCTTCAATTTTAAGTGTTTTAATCATCCATTCTTCAGGCTTGCCAGACTCTAAAGCCTTTACCCATTCTTTTGCACTAGGAATATATCCAAAGCAGTCTTCCTTAACATGTTGTTCTGCAACATATCTTGTATATACCTTTCTACCATCAGAGTTTTCAAAGCTTGGTCCAAACTTCTTTTCACATTCAAATATACCTTCACTATGATGACGGAACATTCTGTGCTTACTATGTCCAATCCAGGCCTTAGTCTCATCAAACCACTGATGGATATCAATATAATCTATTGGTAGACCTCCAAACTTTTTAGCAGATGATCTTGCATGATCCCAAGGATGTGCCATTACATATCATTTTCTATAAAAAGAATCATATGATCTTTAGCTTGATAATAGCCTTCTGATCTAGCATCATCACATAACTCTCCTACTTTTGTTATTATTTCTTCTTTTAACTCATCTGTTAATGTTTGAAGGTCCAAACCTTCAATCCATTCATTAAATTCATCTATATTCATTAGTCTGCAGATTTTTCTATTAAACTTCCTTCATGTTGATAATCCTTTGTCTCATAGTATCTAACATTGTTATCAATCATATACTTACCAGATGGTACACAAATAGATAAGTCACCAAAACCACCTTCATTATTCCACCAGTCTTCTATATCATTAAGAATTTTTTCTTGTGCAAAATCTTCAATTAAAGCATAAGCACTTGAATCTAACTGTGCTAAATTTGAATCATTTTCCCAATCATCTATATTATCATGAACATCTTCTGGAGTATCACACTTTTCTGTTGTATATCCAATCCATTCTATGGCACCTGAGTCTCCTCCACCATCATATTTTACTTTAATACCAGTAACACCAAGGTCAGCCAACTTAAGTAAGAGGCTTGTCATTTCTAATTCTGTCATAATTATTTTGTTTTGTAGAACCTGCCAAGAATATTGGCATTTAAGAATTCTTCTTTCTCAAGTACCTCATAGATAAACTGGTACTTTGTTTCCTGATAAGTTAACTCTGTAGAGGAATAACATATCCGGAGTATCTCTCTTTTAATAACTACACCAGCCTTGTGAGCATCTTTAAGAGTCTTATTACTGCTGTAGTATCTCATAAAGTCTGGTTTGAGTTCTCTCCTGTACTTCTTGAGTCTTTTATCAGTAGACATTGCCAGAGCTTTTTTACCTAAAGGCTTCTTTATATTAGCAAAGAAGTTCTTCTTGCCTATATAAGCAATAGACTTACCGTCTATTATAGCAGTCATAATATAGATGAAACCTGTACCACCTTCTGGTATACATAGTTCATCAAACTCCTTTCCTTGATATATCCAACTCATCTAATAAAGATATTAATTTTTCTTTGACTTTGATAATACCATGTGCTTTTACAGAGTCAGATAAATCCTTCTCCATATCTAGTATGATATAATCTAGATTATGTCTCTCTTTGTATTTCTTAGCAGCATTGATACCCGGCTCATCATTGTCAAACAATACTACAATCTTTTTAAAGCTCAATCTAAGTTTATCTACATATTCTTTGCTAAGCATGCTGT